CATCGTTAGATGTAAAAGAACCACTAGCTCCATGAAAATTAACCCAAGTGGTACCATTCCATTTAAGCATATCACCAGAAGTTTTACCATTTAATACTACGTTATGAAGTTCTTCTACTTCAAAACCATTTTGTACTTTTACAAATATTTCTCCATTATTTTGTTGAGCTCTAGTTACAATTCCTATAAACACTAAATGTGCAGGCGCCACTGGTTTATTTGCTAAACCGTATATTAAATTACCATCTACTCCTAACCAAACTGGATCTCCAGGATTAGCCCCATTGGTATTTAGTCCAGCCAATAAGCCTTCTGTAACTACATAACCTATTCCATTTTTATTTAAACTTTCTTCAAGTAGACCCATAGTTTTAGACGAGGTCATTTCTATATTATTACTGGCTCTGTTTATCAACATATTAGTACCAGATTGACCAGTTGAACCAGTTACATAAACAGCTTGGCCTTTATTTATTGTTCCATTATAATCGCTTTTAACCAAATGTTTTACAGTAGATATATAGGCAGTAGATGGGTCAAATGGTGGAGTAGTAATTCTTATTCTTGGCTGAGTCATCCGATATCCAATTTAAATAATGCTATAGATACACCTGCATCGCCTACTGCAAATATTTTATCGCTAGGTGCAAGCTCTATAGTAAATGATTGTCCAGGATAAAGCTTATGTCCATAATTTGAAGAAGATACAGATTCATTACCAAGATAAGCGTACCCAGTTGTCATAATATTTTGAATAGATAAAACCATAGGTCTATCAAGAACACCACTTCTTGTTAAATCTAGCGGTGTGCTATTTAATAAAATTATAGATTGTCTTATCACTATACTATTATACCGCTAATCAACAGAAAACCCAATCGGAGGCGGATCCAATTGGGCTCTGGCATCTAATGATGCATTGTAAGGAGCTAGGCTCGACCTACAAAACTATTTTATAATTTATATATTTTAAAGTCAATCTTTATTAATTTTTTCAAAATATTTTTTTCTATATTCAGATCTCCACAAAAACATAACTAAATTTACACGCTCCCCAGATTCGACCTTATTTACTAAATGCGGAAAATTCATATCCCCACGGAAAAAAATAAGGGTTCCAGGATTTGGTTTTATTTTTAAATTTTGTAAAGGGAATTCTATCTCTCCACCTTGATATTTATTGTTTAAATATAATATTGCTGAATAATCTGGCTCTAAACCTAATTCTTTTATTATATTTTTATCTGTTCCATATGGAAAATAAAAAGAACCATCTGGATCGTAATTGTCATAATGTTCTGTTATTTCTGACCCTGAAATCATTTTACTATAAAATATTGTTCTTGGATCAATACTAGTGTCATATTTTTTTGATAAAAATGATTTAATAGACACAACACAATTTGTTAATAAATCTATAGATATATTTTTATTTATATTATCAGAGTATTCTTGAATTGGATTATTGTATCCAATTTTCCAAGCAGATTCTATACCTTGACTAGGTCCTCCAAAAATTCCTTTATTTTCAGTTTCATTTAAAGAATCTTTGAATGAATCTACTATGAAATTACAAGAATCTTCAGATAAAAAATTTTCTATAATTTCTACATTGTTTTGCATTTATCAAGAAATATTTTTAAGTAAATCTTTAGATTGTAATCCATCTAGAATATCAGAGCATACTTGTCTGTAATATGGCTGTGCGGCTAATATTTGTTTTTCTAATTCTATTAAACTAGAACCAGATTCAACAGCAACCATTCTATTTCTTGTATTGATTTTTTCTACCATTAATTCAATTACTGCAAATTTATCCATTCGTCTCATCCTTTTCAGAAGTAAATGAAGGGACTGGACCTAATAGATATCCTTGATCATGATATGCAATTAATTTAGATACCTCGTCGCCATCATCTTTTGATGTATTTTTGGCTATTAATGTTAATACGTCATAAATTCTATGAAGCATAATATAGCTAACCATTGGAAGATTATCTTCCAAATTCTGTTGTTGCCTATCCTCTTCAGACATTTTTATCAACCTTTTCTTTTATACTATTATACAATTTTTCTCCTATAAAATTTTTATAAGAACAAGATAAACAATATAAAAATATATTATCTTCCATATCTAAATTAGATTGAAGAAGGCCTTGGTCCATAGGACATTCTATCCTAGGTACAAGACCCTCTTCTGATAAAGCTATATATTTAGATACATATTGTATCTTTTTCAATATCGCTCCTTAAGCTGAAGGAAACTCTGTAATAAGTTTCTTTGCTTTGACTATAGAGTTTGGCCAGGAAGACCAATCTTTACCGCCCTTAGTCATATAGTACGTTATCTCGGCATTTGTTACTGGATCAAATAATTCCTTATTTGAAACTAATTCGAATTTTTCTAATCTTTTTACACCTAGTTGCCCAAGCATATTAATTTGAAAAATTCCGTAAGATTTATCACCAGTTGATTTGTTGTCGTTTAAAGCCATTGGTCTCCCATTAGACTCTACCCTTGCAACAGCCCAAGCTGTTTTTAAACCAATTCCTTCAAATCCCACAGCCCATAGTAAATCTTTTAAATCTTCAGGTGCAAGCATTTCTGAACTGGCATAAGTATCATTACTGAACTTATTTATTATTTCTCTTTTTAGTTGTTTTTCGGTTTTTTCTACCTTTGCAGGCAGTGCTTGAGTTGCTGTAGGCCCAGGCTGGACTGAAAACAAAAATAATGTTATCATTATAATTGCAGTCCAACTATGAACTACATCGCTCAAACGTTGTTTGATTCTCTCCATTGGCATTTCCTCCTTTAGAGATAACGGACTATAATAATAACATTGTATTTGTAGATGTGTCAACCTAGTTGAGTAGAAAGATTTTATGAATATATCATTTTCAACACCTATTATTAACTTAAAAAGTAATAATGGTTATGGATATGCTGCTAAAAATATAGTAAAATCATTGACTAATTTAGGACACTTTGTTCCATTTCAAGACCCAAAATCAAAAGTTCAATTAAATTTTTCTCAGCCATCGCATTATAAGTTACATAAAAATCAATATCAAATTAGTTATACTCCATGGGAATCTACCGTTATTCCAAAAGAATGGATTTACTACATGAATGCATGTGATGAAATATGGACAACTTCTACTTGGTGTGCAAATAATTTTGAAGATAATGGATTTAAAAATGTTAAAGTTTATCAACATGGAATAGATCCAATATGGAAGCCATACCGTAGACCAGACGATGGAATAATTAAATTTTTGCATATAGGAGAACCTGCTCCAAGAAAAGCGGGTCAAATGGTTGTAGATGCTTTTGTTTCTTTATTTGGAAATAATCCAAATTATTCTTTAACTATAAAAGCTGATCAAATAAATACAACAAGAATATATAACAACTATATAGATAAAAATATTATAGGATTGCCACAAAATTTATATTCTAATATAAATTTAATTACTGATGTTTTAAATGATGAAGATTTGGTTAATTTATATAACTCTCATGACGTTTTAGTTTATCCAAGTTATGGAGAAGGTTTTGGCTTTATTCCATTACAAGCCTTAGCAACTGGCATGCCAACTATTTGTACAAGTGGTTGGGCAGAATATGAAAGTTATCTTGGGCCATTAAAGTTAAAATCTGAATTAATAGATTCCCCATGGCCTTTTCCGCATGAAGGTAAAGTTTTAGAGCCAAACTATAAACATCTACTTGAAGTTATGAGAGACGTTGCGATAAATTTTAATGCATATTCTGGTTATTATTTTGCTCAGTCAACTAAAATACATAAAGAATATAATTGGGATCAGTTGACCAATAATGCATTTGATCATATTTTTAAAAAGTTTTCTTAAAGTCTTCCCTCTATAAATAACATTTGATACACTTATATCTCATTTAAATTTAATAAACCGTCAGGCGGAGAAAAGGTCGTATAATAAATGTCATACAGCATTCAGAATCCATATGAAAATTTTATTGCATTGTCAAGATATGCAAGATGGATACCAGAAGAAAATCGTCGAGAAACTTGGAGCGAAACAGTAGATCGTTATTTTTCTTTTATGCTAGATCATTTATTTAAAGAACATTCATACGAACCTTCATCTAAACTTATAGAAGAATTAAAGCAAGCAGTTCTTGATAGAAACGTTATGCCTTCAATGAGAGCAGTAATGACTGCAGGCGCTGCTTTGGAAAGAGACCATGTTGCTGGATATAATTGTTCATTTGTGCCAGTAGACAATCCAAGATCATTTGATGAAACAATGTATATTCTTATGTGCGGAACAGGTGTTGGATTTTCTGTAGAATACAAGTATGTAAATAAACTTCCTGCAGTTCCAGAAACATTTGAAAAATCTACAACAGTTATAACAGTAGAAGATTCTAAGCAAGGTTGGGCAAAAGCATATAGAGAATTATTAGCTTTACTATGGTCAGGACAAATCCCGTCAGTAGATGTTTCAAAGCTTCGTCCAGCAGGAGCAAGACTTAAAACAATGGGAGGTCGTTCATCTGGCCCACAACCATTAATAAATCTTTTTGATTTTACAATTGCTAAATTTAAATCAGCAGCAGGTCGTCAATTAAAGCCAATTGAGGCACATGATTTAATGTGTAAAATTGGTGAAATCGTTGTAGTTGGTGGAGTTCGTCGCTCTGCAATGATTTCTTTATCTAATATCAATGATATAGAGATGGCAGCAGCTAAATCAGGAAATTGGTGGGAGAATAATTCTCAACGTGCACTATCTAACAACTCAGTGGCTTATTCTCGTAAACCAGAAATGGAACAGTTTATTGCAGAATGGAAAAACTTATATGATTCAAAATCAGGAGAACGTGGAATCTACAATGTTGCAGCGGCACAAAAACAAGCAGCTAAATATGGAAGACGGGATCCTGAAATTCATTATGGAACCAACCCTTGTTCGGAAATTATTCTCCGTCCTTATCAGTTTTGTAATCTTTCAGAAGTCGTATTACGTGAAAAAGATACAGTTGAAGATGTTGCAAATAAAGTCCGTCTTGCCACTATTTTAGGAACATGGCAATCAACATTAACAGATTTTAAATATCTTCGTAAAATTTGGAAAGATAATACAGAAGAGGAGCGTCTATTGGGTGTTTCTTTAACTGGTCAATTTGGACATAAATTCTTTTCAGGAAAAGAAGATATTGATAAGTTAGAAAAAACATTAATTCAACTTCGTGAGTCTGCAAGAAAAGTAAATGCAGAAGAGGCTAAAAAAATTGGTATTCAGGAATCAGCAGCGATTACATGTGTTAAGCCTTCTGGAACAGTATCTCAACTAGTTGGAGTTTCATCTGGAATGCATCCTTGGCATTCTCAATATTATATTCGTACAGTACGTGGAGACAAAAAGGATCCAATTTCTACATTTTTAAAAGAAGTAGGTATACCAGTAGAAGATGATGTAATGAAACCAAATGACACATATGTATTCTCATTCCCAGTAAAAGCTCCAGAAGGCGCTATTGTTAGAAATGATCTTACTGCAATTGATCATTTAAACACATGGTTAATTTATCAACGTGCATGGTGTGAACACAAGCCATCTATTACAGTATCTGTGAAAGAAGATGAATGGATGGAAGTTGGCGCATGGGTATACAAGCATTTTGATGAGGTATCTGGCATTTCATTTTTACCACATTCAGATCATACATACAAGCAAGCACCATATCAAGAAGTTTCTAAAGAAGAATATGTAGATCTTTTAAGCAAGATGCCTAAAGAAATCAGATGGGCAGACCTTTCTTTCTATGAAACAGAAGATGGAACATCTGGAACACAAACACTTGCATGCACATCTGATGGAAACTGTGAACTTGTAGATATTTCTGCATAGTGGTATTATTATAGTATTGGGTAACACCAAAATTGCTGAGCACACGGCTCAGAAATAGGAGGATCTAATGAAAAAAGATCTAAATAATGATGGAGTAATATCAATGACAGAACAAATCCTAGCAGCTCTTGGAACATATGCTCGTGCATTCCTTTCAGCAGCAATTGCTTTGTATATGACTGGAAATACAAATCCAAAGGATCTACTTATGGGCGGAGTAGCAGCAGTAGCCCCAGTGATTTTGAAAGCTCTTTCTCCAAGCAATCAAGAATTTGGTTTTAAATCAGCCAAGTAATTCAGTAGACTGTATTAAGAAAGCTCCTATGCTAAAATGAGCATAGGAGTTTTCCTATTTTAGGAGATTTTGCAAATGGCAGTACAAAAAAATTTTGAAGTAGATCAAAATGCTACTTTCACCTTTGAAGTTCAATATACTGAAGAGGATGAAGTCACACCTATAAGTTTAGTAAATGCAACTGCAAAAATGCAAGTACGTGATACTAAAGGTGGATCTAAATTAGCATTTACTTTAACATCACCAACTGGTGGTATAACAATTAATGGAGCAACTGGAACATTAACTGTTAAAATGACACCTACTCAAACTAATAAATTGTTTTATCCAAAATCTTCTTATGACATTATGGTCGTCGATTCTAATGGGAATAAAATAAAACTCCTAGAGGGGTTTTTAACACTCAGTAGATCGGTGACTATATGACAGAAAAAGTAATAGTAAAAGAAGAAAAAAGAAAAGTTATTGTTACGTCTCCTGGACCTCAAGGTCCAGCAGGAAGAACAATATTAAATGGAACTGGTGCTCCTTCTGGAAATTTAGGAGTAACTGGAGATTTTTATTACAATACATCTACAACAGACTTTTATGGACCAAAACTTACAGACTTAAGTTGGTCTGGCGCAACAGTAATTAAATTTATTCAAGAAGGTGCAGATTATGCATATTCAACTTCTTGGGAAATAGCTCAACTTTCAGGGCCATTAAATGGCGTATATTCTTTAGAAATTATGCACAACTTAGGATTTTATCCAAATCTAACAGTAAGAACAAGTTCTGGAGATATTTTAGAAACTGGAATAGATTACAATAATATAAACAAAATAACACTGACTATGGCTCAACCATTTTCAGGGACAGCATACCTGTCATAAAGGAGAAATAAAAAATGGCAAGATTATTTGCAACTAGTATTAACCTCAATAAAAATGAGTTACAAAATGCTAGAATTCAAAATCTGTCCTCTAACCCATCCTCACCAGTGGCAGGTCAGATTTATTTTAATACAGTAGACAATGAACTTCGCATATATGATGGTTCACAATGGGTTGGTAGCGGCACAATTCTTTACGGAAACACCGCCAGCAGACCAGCATCTTCAAAAGCTGGATTAGTATATGCAGACACACAAACAGGAACATTCTATTTAGATACAGGATCTACGTGGCTACAAATTGGTGCAAATGCACAAGATATTGTAGATGCTATTAATGATATTAATACAGATGATATCGAAGAAGGTTCTTCAAATTTATATTTTACTGCAGGAAGAGCAAAAGATGCAGCAGGAGAAGCATCTGAGGCTGGAACACAAACTGGCATAACAGTAACATATGATGACGCAAACTCTGCAATTAATTTTGTTGTAGCAGATCAATTCTTATCTCACACAACTTCAGATTTATCAGAGGGAACTAATAAATATTTTACAGATCAAAGAGCAATAGATGCTAATACAGGCTTATGGGATACCATTGGTGCTGCAGCAACAGCTCAACAAAATGCAGAAGACTATGCAGATGACGCAGTTGATACTCATAATAATTTAACAACTGTGGTTCATGGGGTTACTGGAGATGTCGTAGGAACATCTGACTCACAAACTCTTACAAATAAAACAATAGGATCAGGAACATCGCTAGGTGCTAATTTAGATGCCGATGATTATAGAATCACAGGACTTGCAGATCCACAAAATCCACAAGATGCTGCAAATAGAAGATATGTTGATAATGCAATATCTGGTTTAGATTGGAAGCAATCAGTACATCTTCTTTATGATGATGCTACACCAACACTTTCTGGAGACTCAGTAACAACTCCTTTAATAATTGATGGACATGCAGCACTAGATGTAGCAGATATTGGATATAGAATACTTGTTAAAAATGGAAATGATGCTGGTATTTATGTATATAACCAATCTGGAACATCATGGACATTAACACGTTCTGACGACGCAGACACATACTCAGAACTAATCGGTGCAGCAGTATTTGTAATGGAAGGAACTCAATATGGAAATACATCTTGGGTACAATCTAATCATTACTTAACTGATTTTACTGGTCAATCATGGTCACAATTTTCTGGAACTGGATCAGTAGTTGCTGGATCTGGTATTGCAATAGATGGTCTCGAAGTATCATTTAGCCCAACATCAGATGGTGGATTAAACTCAAATGGATCTATTAAACTTGCAACAGACAGTGGACTTTCTACAAGTTCTTCAGGACTACAGGTAAATGTAGGAACTGGTTTAGAAGTCAATGCAGATACTATTGAATTTGCTTCAGGATATGGCATACGCAAATACGCAACATCAGTAGGCAATAACTCATCAGTTGCAGCAGACGTAACACATAACTTTGGAACAAAAGATGTAACCGTTACTGTATTCGATAATGCTACAGATGAAGAAGTTTTTGTAGATGTTAAACATTATGATAATAAAGTAACAATTACAACTGCAACAACAATTACAACAAATCAATATAGAGTAGTAGTAGTAGGCTAAAAATGTCAAAAAAGATGAAGGTACCACTTAACCTTCTAACATTATCCTCCGACCCAGTTTTTGGGTCGGCAGGAGATGTTTACTTTAATCTTATAACAAAAAATATAAAGTTGTATAATGGATTAGTTTGGGTTGACATAACCCCAGCATCAACAGATCCAACACCATTTTACATGCACACACATACATACGATGGAGATGTACATACAATAGATGTAGGCAACCAAATTACATTTAAAGAAATAAACTTAAATTCTTTACCTGAAGAAGATTTGCCTGATATAATTGGTATTGATGGTGGTGCACCAAACGATGTTATAACAAATGCACAATCATCAAATTTAAGTTTGATGGACGGTGGAAACGTTGGCAATTAATTTTCCAAACAGTTTAGATACATTAACTAATCCTAATTCTACAGACTCACTATCAAGCCCATCTCACTCAGAGCAACATAGAAATGCTAATGATGCTATAGAAGCACTACAGCAAAAAGTTGGAGTAGATGGATCACAAGATGTTAATTCTATAGATTATAAAATTTCAGATATAATATCTCAACTAGATGGCTTAGATAATAGTACTGAATCTATTCAAACATTATTAGGCTTAGAAGGCAATAATGATGTTTCAATAAGTGGAATAGAAAATAAAACTGTTATAGATAGTTTTTCAAAAACTTTATATAGAACAGTAAGATGGGTTCTTCAAATTTCAAGAGGAACAGATTTTGTTGCTGAAGCTTTAGATTTAGTTCAAGATGGAATAGATTTCCATTTGCAAGAGTATGAGATATCATCAAATACTTCAAATGTATTAGCAACAGTTACATTAGAAGAAAATTCAGGTATAATTAATTTATGCGTTACTCCTACGAGTACAGCAGTTACTGCTAGATTCTATAGAACAGCGCTTAAAGTATAAAAAAGCAGTAAAAAGGGGATAAAGTGGCAACAGTAAATAAAAACTTTAGAATCAAAAATGGTTTAGTAGTTGAAGGATCAACCGCTACCGTTAATGGTCAAAATGTATTAAC